CAAAGGCCGCAAATTTGCAAAAGGTGGTGATATGGCTAAGAAAATGCCGCCCTTCATGGGCAAGGAAACCAAGGCTGAAGAGGCTAAGGAAATGAAGGTCAAGGCCAAGAGCTTCGCCCTGTATAAGAAGGGTGAAAAGGCCGAAGGCGTTCACGGCAAGTCTGGCAAGGAAAAGCCCACCAAGTACGCCAAGGGTGGCGGCTGTGAGCTTAAGGGCGAGACCAAGGCTTTTGCTATGGGCGGTATGCCTGTCGGCATGGCTCCGCGTCCTCGGATGGGAATGGCTGGCCCTGGTATGGTTCGTCCTTCTATGACGCCAGAAGGCAGTGCGGCAATGGTCAACGCAATCAAAGGCATGGGCGGTCGAAAATCGACTCCTGAAGATCAAGCTCGTGCGGAACAAATGATGGCGCGGGCTGGTGTTGCCAAGCCTCAATTCAATCCTGCTGACGCGGACAAACTTCGCGCTCGCATGAACGCTCAGATGGCACGGCAAGGCATGGCTCCTATGGGCCGTCCTACCGGCATGAAAGAAGGCGGCTCCGTTAAGACCTTCGCCAAGGGCGGTGGCTGCGAGTTGAAGGGTAAAACCAAAGGTAGGATGATCTAATGGCTACTACTAAGCGGTTCATGGACGGGGGTATGGCTACCCCCAATACCTACCCTTTTGCCAACCAGAACATCCCGGATAGTTCTGTCAAGATTGGTGGGCGGCAAGAGCCGCTTGGCGAAGTCATGGGTACGCAAGAGCCTGTTACTATGTATAAGCGAGGTGGTAAAGTGAAGAAATACGCTGAAGGCGGCTCCATTGACGGCTGCGCCCAACGCGGCAAAACCAAAGGCAGGATGGTGTAATCATGCGACCGTCCCGTGGAATGGGGTGCATCAGCCCCGCGAAGCAGCCCCGCACAATCAAGAAGCGGGACGGTAATGAGCCTGTCAGCCTTTATAAAGAAGGCGGCGCAGTCGGGCTCTACGCAAACATCCACGCCAAGCAGCAGCGTATTGCCAAGGGTTCTGGCGAGAAGATGCGTAAGCCCGGTGCAAAGGGTGCGCCCACGGCTCAAGCCTTCAAACGATCTGCGCTAACCGCGAAGTAAATCATGGCAACCTCCGGCACCTCCGTATTCAACCTTGACCTAGCCGAGTTGGTCGAGGAAGCCTTTGAGCGGTGCGGTGCGGAGCTGCGGACTGGCTATGACCTTAAGACTGCACGACGCAGCCTGAACCTGCTCTTCGCAGACTGGGCGAACCGGGGCATCAATCTCTGGACAGTGGAGCAGGGCTCCATCAATCTCGTCCAAGGCACGGCTACATACAACCTGCCCGACAACACGGTTGATCTGCTTGAGCACGTTATCCGTACTGGTGCTGGTAATGTTTCCACCCAAGCCGACCTGACCATCACGCGGATCAGCGTTTCTACGTACTCGTCGATCCCAAATAAGTTGACACAGGCTAGGCCGATTCAGGTTTACATCAACCGCCAAGCACCGACGCCAACGATCACGGTCTGGCCTACGCCCGATGGTTCCATCCCCTACCAGTTTATTTACTGGCGGCTGCGTCGGATTCAGGACGCGGGTGATGGCTCTAACACGATGGATGTGCCATTCCGGTTTATCCCCTGCATGGTGTCTGGGCTCGCGTACTACTTGGCGCTAAAGCTGCCCGGTGCTATGGACCGGCTTGGCGTCCTCAAGGATCAGTACGACATTGACTGGGACTTTGCCTCCACTGAGGACCGTGAGAAGGCGGCAGTCAGGTTCGTCCCTCGGCAGCAGTTCATTAGCTGATCATGGCTAATAGGTTTACCGCTGGCAAAAAAGCGATTGCGGAGTGTGATCGTTGCGGTATCCGTGTCAAGCTGAAAGACCTGAAGAAGCTGATCATCAAGACGAAGCAGGTCGCGATCAAGGTATGTAACGAGTGCTGGGAGCCGGATCAACCACAGTTGCAGTTGGGTATGTACCCCATTTCTGACCCGCAGGCTGTGCGCGATCCCCGTCCTGACTTCAACGCTTACTATGCTTCGGGTGTAACTGCTGACGATTCCATTGGTGGCGGCAGTCGAGTATTTCAGTGGGGCTGGGCACCGGTAGGCGGGGCCAGTAGTTTTGATAACGGGCTGACGCCGAATGACTTGGTGGCAGTAGGATATGTTGGTACAGTAGCAGTGGTAACTGCGTAAGGAGTTGACATGAAGAAGATGACCCCCCAAGCTGCCGTTGGCAAGCATGAAGCCAAGATGCACCCCGGCAAGACGCCTACCTTCAAGAAGGGTGGCCCTACGTCTGAAGACCGCATGAAGATGGGTCGCAACCTGTCCCGTGCCGCTAACCAAAAGACGGGTTAAATCATGGCTACCTACAAAGTTCCCAAGCCCTACAAGAAGCCGATGGGCAACGGCTACGATGGTGACAACATCGAAACGCTGAAGGATGAGCAGTGCATGGTGGTTGGTAACGTCGCGGCCAATAAGCCTCCCGGCGTGAAGACCTCCGGCATCCAGATGCGCGGAGCTGGTGCTGCTACCAAGGGCAAGATGTGCCGTGGCCCGATGGCGTAAGATATGAATTACACCGAACTCAAGACCGCTGTTGAGGACTACACGGAGAACACGTTCTCCTCAGTCGATTTCGCCGACATGACCAAGTTGGCGGAACAAAAGATTTACAACAGCGTTCAGTTGCCCGCCCTTCGCAAGAACGTGACGGGTACGTTGACTTCGGGTAATCCGTATCTTGCTGCGCCGACTGACTTCCTTTCGGTGTTTAGCCTCGCTGTGTTTAGTGGAGCGGGTCCGTATACCTACCTGCTGAACAAGGATGTGAACTTCATCCGCGAGGCGTACCCAACGCCATCTAGCACCGGGACGCCTAAGTATTACGCCATCTTCGGGCCGACTAGCAATGATCCTAATGAGTTGACGTTGATCCTTGGCCCAACGCCGAGCGCGTCCATTTCCACTGAGCTTCACTACTTCTACTACCCGACCAGTATTGTTACTGCGGGTACGTCATGGCTTGGGGATAACTTTGACTCCGCGCTGTTTAACGCCGTGATGGTCGAAGCCGCACGCTTCATGAAAGCGGAGCAGGACATCGTTGCTATGTACAATGCTGAGTATCAGCAGTCGCTCACGCTCCTCAAGAATCTTGGCGACGGCAAGCAACGGCAAGACGCCTATCGTAGCGGGCAGCTTAGAACCAAGGTAATTTAAGGAGCTTCAAATGGCCCTAGTACAATGCATGGTCACTTCCTTCAAGGCGGAAATCCTTGGGGGTATTCAGGACTTGGACACGGACGTTATCAAGATTGCCCTGTACACCAGCGCTGCCAGTCTTGACGCAACCACCACCGTCTATACAACGAGTTCTGAAGTTGTTGGGACAGGCTACACGGCTGGCGGTAATACGCTGGCAAGCCCGACCATCTCGACCTCTGGCACCACTGCTTATGTTGACTTTGCTGACAGTTCTTGGACTACGGCAACGATCACTGCTCGCGGCGCACTTATTTACAACAGCAGCAAGAGTAATAAGGCCATTGCTGTGTTGGACTTTGGCTCGGACAAGACCTCTACCGCTGGCACGTTCACTGTCCAGATGCCCGCCAATAACGCAACGGATGCGCTGATCCGCATCGCTTAAATAGCCGACTTGGCTAACCCTAATGCCTTCAATGGCTGAGGAGAACTAAAATCGCAAACGCCATCTACCCCAAGTACAAGGAAACCATCCTTGGTGCCGCTACCAATACCAACCTGCTCACGGGCACGGTTAAGACGGCCCTCGTCGATACGGGTGTGTACACCTACAGCGCGACTCATCAATTCCTGACTTCGCTGACTGGCGTTGTTGGTACTGCCGGGACGATTGGCGCTACCAAGTCGGTGACTAACGGTGTCTTTGACGGCGGCGACGTTACCTATACCGCTGTGACTGGCAACTCGGTTGAAGCGCTGGTTATCTATATCGATACGGGTGTTGCTGCGACCTCCCCGCTGGTTGCCTATCTGGATACCTCGGTTACTGGCCTGCCGGTCACGCCGAACGGCGGCGACATCACAATTACTTGGAACGGTAGCGGTATCTTTGCTCTGTAAACAAGGCACCCAATGCCCATCGTTTACCGCGATGTCAAAGGCTCTGCGCTCTCATACTCAGAGCTAGACGGGAACTTTGCCGACCTCGCGGCAAGGACGGCTTTGTCATGGTCGCAGATTGGCTCGGAACCAACGGTAC